ATGTAGACAAAGAACGCGAGGCTTTCCTTGCCAAAATTGGCCAAGTAGAGCTAAGCGAAAAAGCACCAAAACCAACAACTAAGAAAGACGAGGAATAGTCAATGGCTGTTTTCTTAAATAACAAAGTTGGTCTTAAGATTAACGCTGTTGATCTGAGCGACCACGTAACAAGCGTTACACTTAATCAGGCAGCAGATGAGCTTGAAGTTACCGCTATGGGCGATACAGCTCACAAGTTTGTAAAAGGCTTGGAATCTGGAACGCTAACTGTTTCATTCTTGAATGACACAGCAGCAGCAAACGTAATGGCAACTCTGCGCGCAGCATTTGGCACAACTGTTGCAGTAAAAATGCTTCAGGAAAAGCTAACTGCTGTCGGTGCAACCAATCCGCTTTACACCTTTGATATTTTGGTCAATAACCTGACCCCAATCAATGGTGGCGTTGGCGATATTGGAACACAGGACATCACCTTTACGCTAAACTCTGTTGTAACAATCGCCGACACCGGCACGTTCTAATTTAACAAAGGGGCAAACATGGCAAGACTAAAAGTAACAAGGGCAGACGGCAGCGAATCTACACATGAGATTACGCCTGTTGTTGAATATGCTTTTGAACAACATACTAAGAAAGGCTTTTATAGAGCCTTTCAAGAAGATCAAAAGCAGAGTGATATTTATTGGCTTGCCTGGGAATGTCTGCGTAGAGCAGATGCGCCTGAGGTGTTTCCATTTGGGGAAAAGTTCCTAAGTACTTTGAAGGCTGTTGAAGTTCTTGGTGATGATTCCCCAAATGGCTAACGCGTAATTCTTTTACGTACAGAATAGCCGAGCTGGCTGTACATACTGGAATTGCGCCTAGTGAATTTATCAACATGGATAGCAGTATGCTAAAAGCTATTTATGAAGTTTTGAAGAAACAAGCGGAAGATAGGAAAAATGCCAGTAGTCGTAGAAGGCGTACCTGAGCTAAAGAAGGCATTGAAGAAGTTTGCGCCTGACCTATTGAAGCAGATGAATGCTGAAATCCGCTTTGCGTTAAAAGAAGTTGTCAAAGATGCTGAGGCTAAAGTTCCAGGACAAGCACCTGGCAATTTATACAATTGGAACGATAAAGGCCGTGAGCCAGTTAGCCGTGTTACAGGTAGACGTGCATTTCCTCTTTACAACTCAGGGGAAATTAGAAGTGGCTTAACTTATTCTATTGCACGTAAAAAGGCCAACAGCAAAGGTTTTGCCAGTCTTTATTCTTTGCTGAATAAATCAGCCGTTGGCGCAATTGTAGAAACTGCTGGAAGTCAAAGCCCATTTGGTAGAAGGCAAGTTGCAGATCGTAAATATGGCGAGAGCTATAAAAACATTGGTAATTCAAACAATCCTAATGCTGGTCGTATTTTTGTTGGCGCTATGAATGGTGTTGGGCCATTAAAACGCTATGACAGCAAAAGCCGTTTTCGTGGGCGTATTTTGTATGCTGCTTATGCAGAAAACAATGGCAAAGCCTTAGATGCAACAATGAAAGCTATTGCTAAAACTGCTGCGTTGTTAAAGTCAAGGTCAACAGTTAGAAAGGCCGCTTGATGTCAAACATTCGTATTGATATTGCCTCAGAGTTCAAAGACAAAGGCTTCAAGGCTGCTGAGAAACGCACTACAAGTCTTAACAGAAAGTTTGATAATTTAGGGCGTACAGCCAAGCGTACCTTTATTGCTATTGCTGGCATTCAGGCCTTAAAGCGTTCTGTTATAGCCTTTGCTGAGGAAGATCGTGCTGCCAATAAATTAGCAACAAGTTTACGCAATCTAGGATTGGCCTACGACACAAAAGCAATTGAAGATTATTTAGAAGCAAGTGAAAAAGCCACGGCAATTAACAAAGACGAATTAACGCCTGCAATTACTCAATTGTTAAGCACAACCCTAAATGCTCAAAAGTCCATGACCTTGCTCAACCTAGCGATGGATATTGCAACAAGCACAAGCAAAGATTTGGGCTCCGTTACAACTGCTTTAAGCCGTGCCTTTAATGGCAATTTTGCATCCTTAGGCAAATTACAAACAGCCTACACAACGGCTGAATTAGAAGCCATGGGCTTTGATAAAACTGTAACTGCTCTAAATGAGCAATTTGGCGGTGCTGCTGAAAACAATGCAGATACTTACGCAGGCAAAATAGATAAGATGAAAATTGCTTTTGGTGATTTAGCAGAGGAAATAGGCAAAGGCATAGTTCAATTCTTGGAAAGTCTTGGTGATGGAGATTACGACAAAGGCTTACAAAAATTAGTTAATTTTGGTCAAGCAATAGGCGATGTCTTTAGACGTGCCGGATTGACCATTGAATATACAAAGGCGCTACTCGCCACAGGTTTCCGAATTGATGCAGCAGAGCAATTAAGGTTAGATGAATTACGCGCACAAATGGCTAATCCACGCGCAGGCAGTTTTGGTGTTAGCCGTGGTAATTTAGCTGACTATCGTAAACAACAACAACTTCAAAAGAAGATTGAAGCAGATCGTAAGAAGGCTGCTGCGTTAGCCGCTAAATCTGAAAAAGATAAATTGCAACGTGAAAGAGAAGCGTTACAGTTAAAGCGAGCAGGCACAATCTTTGATTTAGAAAATATCCAAATTGTTGCTGCTTTGCAAGGTCGCATAAGCGAAGAACAAAGAGTACGCCTAATTGCTTTACTTGCCATTAACAATGACAACGCAGAGGCAGCCGATAAACTAACAGCAGCTATTCTGGCTTTACAAGGCCCTGCCTTGGCCTCACTAGGCATTACCATCAAAACAAGCGACAATGCCCAAACAGTTATAGATCGCTTAATCAATGCTCAAACCAAGTTATTACTACTCAATAGTGGAATAACGACCATACCTAAAGCCAAAAATCCTTTTGAGGATTGGGATAAAGTAATGGCAAAGATTATCGCTGACATAGGTAAGATTTCGCAAAGCATTAAAGATATTCCTGGAATCAGCGTTGGTGGCACTACTGTTGGTGGTACTACTGTTAGTGGCGTAAAGCCTGGCCCATTCCCTGCACAACCAAGCATTGGTGAAGGACCTGGCAAACCATACTTACAGAATCTATCACCTGAGCTACAAGATACCTTTGCTTCTTTGGGTATCAATTCACAAACGCTATTTGACCTGCAACTTGGCGCTGAAGGCGATTACGTTAACATAAATGTTAATGTTCAAGGATCAGTTGTAACGGCTCAGGATTTGGCAGAAACAATTACTGACATTCAATATCAGTACCAAAAATCGGGCAAAAGTTTATTGTTGAATAGCGTTCAAATCTAATGCCAGCGCCTACGCTTCGTGTGTTTGTTGACTTTGATAGCGATACCGCTTTTGAGATTAACCCTTTAATCTTAGGTAGCGCAACTGAAGGCATACTAGGCACAAACACCCTAGGCTCAGGCACATTACCTGTTGAGATAACAGACTTAGTAACAAGAGTAAATATCAGGCGAGGGCGTAATCGCATTACTTCTCAGTTTGAGGCTGGCACAGCAAGCGTTACTTTGTATGATCAAAATGGTAATTGGAACCCAACCAATCCTGCTGGGGCTTACTATCCTAATCTTGTGCCTTTAAGGCAGATAATTATTTATGCTACTTATGCCAACAATGATTACTTCCTGTTCTCCGGTTTTATCACTAACTATGACACAGGCTTTAGGCAAGGTAACGATGAACTAAGCACAGTTACTTTATCGTGCGTAGATGGCTTTAAGCTGCTTGCAGGCTCAGCAATTGACACAGTTACAGGCTCAGGCGTTCAACTCTCAGGGGCTCGCGTAAATGCCATCTTAGACGAGGTAGAATGGCCTATAAGCCTACGAAACATTGATGTAGGTGATTCCACCCTACAAGCCGACCCAGGCACGTCTAGAAACGCCTTAGAAGCCCTTTTTACAGTAGAGCAGAGCGAGTTTGGCGGTATCTTCCTAGATGCCAATGGCAAGGTGGATTTTGTTAGTAGAAATAACCTAATAGCTGGCCCAGCCTTCCCGGTCTATGAGTTCAGCGATCAAGGCACAGACATCTCATACACAAATGCCGTAGTTGCCTATGATGATACAAACCTAGTTAATGACGTTACCATCACACGCTTGGGCGGCACAGCTCAGAATGCTTTTGACCAAGATTCCATTGATAAGTTCTTCCTACATTCAGGAGTGCGCTCAGGCATATTGGTGCAAACCAACGCTGAAGCCCTAGACCAAGCTGAAGGCATACTTGCCACACGTAAAGACCCTGAGATACGCATAGATAGCATTCAGCTCAATCTTTATGATGATGCCAACCCCAATAAGCCATTGGCAGGAGTAGACATAGAATTGCTTGATGGAGTAACAGTTACCAAGACCACCCCAGGCTCTACCAGCGTTGTTCAATCAAGCCTGGTAAATGCTATCCATCACGACATTACCAAGTCATCCTGGATGACTACCCTATACACAACAGAACCGCTACTGGCAGGCTTTGTCTTAGATTCCGATATATCGGGTATACTAGGTGAAGACGTGCTGAGCTACTAAGGAGAACAAATGGCAGGCGCAGGATATAAGCTTTTTAACACAGGCGATGTGTTAACGGCAGCTCAGGTAAATACGTATTTGAATGAGCAAACAGTTATGGTGTTTGCAAGCTCAGCAGCTCGCGCTAGCGCACTAAGCGGTGTGTTGGCTGAAGGCATGATGTCTTACTTACAAGATACTAACGCGGTTGAAGTTTATGATGGTTCTAACTGGGTATCTATCGGATCAAGCGGAGATATAACAGGCATCACAACTGGCACAGATTCAGGTTTATCAGGTGGCGTTACAAGCGGCACAGCAACCCTGAGATTAAAGTTAGAGTTTGATGCAGAAACAGGCACAACTTACACACTTGTAGCAGGCAATCTAAATCAACTAGTTACATTAAATAACGCAAGCCCTATTACTTTAACTGTTCCACCTAGCGTATTTAGCGCAGGTGATGTAATAAATATAGCTCAGATAGGCGCAGGCCAAGTAACACTAGCGCAAGGCGCAGGTGTAACAATCAACTCAACAGGTGCAACGGCAACAGCACCTAAACTACGCGTAAGATACAGCGCAGCTTCTATTATCTGCACCGCTTCAAATACATTTTTAGTCGTAGGAGATATTGCTTAATGAATATCTTGGGCATTATCGCCAGTTCTAAGTTTGGAGATGTTGGCGATTATGAGTCTATTGCTACTGTAACTGTTGGTAGCGGCGGTGCTTCCAATATAGAGTTTACTTCAATTCCTAGCACTTACAGCCATTTACAGATACGAGCAATAGCAAAAGCAAGCGGCTCTAACTTTAACCCCAAAATGCAATTCAATAATGATACAGGAACGAATTATTCTTGGCATTACATTTATGGCGATGGAAGCACGGCGACAGCGGGAGCAGGTGCAACTCAAGCATTTATTTATAACAGCATTATTTCCACAAATGCAAGTATGTATAACGGATTTGTTATTGACATTTTAGATTATGCAAACACAAATAAATATAAAACAACACGAGAATTAAGCGGCCAAGACAGAAACGGCAGCGGAGAAATTGCTTTGTGGTCTGGTAATTGGCGTTCTACTTCAGCCATTACCAGTATAAAGTTTTCTAATGGAACATTTGACCAATACTCACACTTTGCCCTCTACGGAATACGGAGCGCATAATGCCTATAACTTATGAACCGATAGCAACCGCCTCAGGAACAGGCTCAAATACGACTTTATCTTTTACCTCAATACCTGCAACCTATACTGATTTGATACTTATTTTGAACGGCTCGTTAAACACTGGCAATAATACTCGTATGAGATTTAATAATAACTCTGGATTTAATTACTCTATGACAGTTGTAACAGGCGATGGATCAAGCGCCTCATCTTATCGAGATAGTTCACAAGCGGCTTTTTCTTACCCTGGTTATTACGATACCGCGATGAGTATGAATATAATCCATGTAATGAATTACGCAAATACGACTACTTATAAAACATTTATACAGCGCAATAGCAAGGCATCAAATCAGGCCCAAGCCGCCGTAGGTCTATGGGCTCAAACTTCGGCTATAAATCAAATTGACATTTATACGGCTAGCGGCGCTACTTGGACTACCTCGACTAACATCACCTTATACGGAATTAAGGCAGCATAATGGCTAACACATATGAGGCAATAGCCACAGTAACTGTGGGTAGTGGTGGGGCTGCTAGTATTGAATTTACAAGCATACCTGCTACTTATACTGATTTATTAGTAAAATCTTCGCTGCGTTCAAATCAAAGTGTTACTTACAATTATGCTTATATAAGAATAAACGGCATTACAGCAAGTTCATATTCTTACAAGCTTTTATATGCAGACAATAATACTGTTGGCAGTGTTGGTTCTACTTCAGCAAATGAAATAAGCGCTAACCTAACTGTGGGCGCTAGTAGCACGGCATCAACATTTAGTAATGGAGAATTTTATATTCCTAATTATACAAGTAGTAATAATAAATCTATTTCTACTGATAGTGTTACTGAAAATAATAATTCAACAGGTGTAGGTTTGTATTTGGGTGCTGCTTTATTTACAACGTCTTCAGCCATCACAAGCATTTCGTTATTCACTGGTGCTACTTTTACCTTTAACCAATACTCTACAGCCACCCTATACGGAATCAAAAACTCTTAACTCGAAAGGAAAACAATGACACATAAACTAATCGTAGACTGCTCAACTGGGGTAACTACTGAGGTAGAACTAACTGCCGAAGAGATTGCTCAGCGTGAGGCAGATGCAGCAGTGTTTGCAGAAATCCAGGCAGCAGAGGAAGCAGCAGCACAGGCTAAGGCAGAGGCTCGCACAGAAATCCTAGCCAAATTAGGATTAACTGAAGAAGAAGCTAAGGTGCTACTTGGCTAAGTTGTGCAAAGCTGGGCAACAACTCAGAGAGCAAATAGATGATGCGTGGCCTGATAGAAGTAGAGTTGCACCAGAAGGGTGGCTCGGTGATCAACGTCATGCAGCGCGTAAGTCCGATCACAATCCAACTGCTGAAGGCATTGTACGTGCCATTGACATTAACGCTAATCTGCAATCAAACCCGGCAGAAGCATTTGACTTGGCGGATCAGTTACGGCTACTTGCCCGATCTGATAAAAGAATTAGCTACATCATCTTCAACAGCAAGATTGCCAGTTGGAAAAAGAACTACAAGTGGAGAAAATACACAGGCATAAATCCACACAAGACACACATTCATATTAGCTTTACTGCTAAGGGCGATACAGACGGCAGTATGTTTCAAATCCCTATATTGACAGGAGAGCCCTTAAATGGAGCAAGCAAAGGCAGTAGCAGCAAGTTGGGCAAGAAGCTTTTTAGCCGCAGGAATAGCAACTTATTTAGCGGTGGGCTGGGATGTACCTGCAATTGTAAATGCAGCGTTAGTAGCAAGCCTTCCAGTAATATTGAGATGGCTTAACCCTAACGACACGGCATTTGGTCGGCGTTGAGCCCGGCAGAATGGGCAGGCTTTGTAGCTGCCATCCTTTCCTGCTGCGCGTTAATTGTCGGTGGGCTTAGATACATTATTAGACATGAAGTGCCTTCAATACTTGAGGCATCAAATATCGTGTCGCGCATCAATAAACTTGAATCCATGGTATTAGAATTACTTACTCATGAGCGCAAAAAGAATAACAAAAAGCGAACAAGCCGCTAAGCGTAAGCGCAAAGAGGCGGCTGCGCGCAAAGCTTCAACAGACATTTTGCGACCCATTGATATTTGGGCTGCATCAATAGTTGAATGTTATGAGGCTTTAGTTCGTGCTGGATATGGTGAAGATAGGGCGCGCTGGTACATTGAAGAACAGCTGCGCTTACCCGATTGGGTAATAAATAATCCTGATCATTCTCCATACGAAGATGAAGATGAGGATGACGATTAAGCGAATTGTAGTCATATCAGATCTACAAGTACCTTTTCACGATAAGAAAGCAGTTAAAAATGTCGCACAGTTCATCAGGAAATACAAGCCTGATGACGTTCTATGTGTGGGCGATGAGATCGACTTCCAAACAATTAGCCGCTGGTCAACCGGTAG